TTAAAGCTCATTTATCATTAAATCTATTTCTTCCATACAGCGTGGTAGCCCATGAATTTTTTCGTTATCAAAATTAATCTTTTCTTTTTTTAGTGTAAATTTTTTTGGAACTTCTACAATTTGATAAAAATCAATAGGGCGTTCTCTATCGTGCAGGGATTTCATTATGCTATAAATAGTTGTATCTTTACACCTCAAGCCAAAAGTTATCTCTGATAAATATAAAGAGGCATTTTGTAATCCAACATTTGAAATCATACGCCATTCTTTTTCATATGCCCACGGGGAGGCCTTACGGAGAAATATAGACTCTTCAATCGCACGTCTTGCTGAATTATCATTGTTGATCATTTTAAGAATTTGGCTAGTTCTCACTTCTCGAGAATCACTGGTGTATATTATAGGGCGGACATTTTTTTTAGCCATTTCTGGAACATTATATCCTAAACATAAACCTTTGTGATCTTCAGCATAATGTGACCACATTAATGGGCAAGAGCCATCTTCAGAGAGAGATAATACGCCCTTGTTATAACCTGAAAGTATTAAGCTGCCAATTGCATTTGCTAACGCTTCGGTTATTGTTGAGCCTTCATCACCGAAGAAGCTAAAGTTTGTATAAATGTCATAAATCATTTTTTCAACTTCATTTTGGCTTAAGGTTGATATTTTTTCGAGAGTTTTATTTCCCCTGTAATGTAAGCTTTTAGCCGCCTCATTTAATCTTTTTTCTGCCCGTGATTTATAAAGTTTAGATAATATATTTTTTAATTCATCTTCGTCATTAATATCATCAACTATTGATATCTTACAATCAAGTGGATCGTTAAACTGACTTGGATTTGCATAATAAAGATAGTCTGAAAGTATTAGCTCCAAACTGTCTTGGTCGAAAGCCTTATATTTGTAAAGTTTACTTGGTTTTGGCATGGTCGTACTCCTGAGTGAGAATAATCGTGGTTGGTAGACTCATAAGAGTTCATGTGGAATATATTTTCTTCTTTCTGTGTCTGTTATTATAATATTCTTAAATATAGTTTATCACTGATGCTGATTGATCTTCGTAACTGCCTAAGTAGATTAAGCCAGATGAGTGACTATTATCCAAAAAAATTAATGCCCCAGATTTCGGAGCATTAATAGCGCTTCATAACGAAAGGGTAAGTTGGTCTTCCCCGTAATTTGAGTCGGGGAAAAGACCTTTAGGAACAGCATTTGCTTTCATGGGTAGCACGTTATTAAGAAAGTGCTCCACCGCATCAAGTGTAGTGAAGGCACTGCCACAGGAAAGGTTATTACATTGATGGTAACTGCGTCTGACTTCGTTACTCAGCATCACGCTGGTTCGGGTTTTCGCGCTTGCGCCGCACTTTGGACAGGTAAACATGAGACACCACCGCTGTCTGATTCATTTAAACTTATTTTAAGATAAGTCTAAATATTAATCTACTCTGTTTCCCCGTCGTCCTCTTCTGCATCATCCCAACTGGTTAACCTCACTTCCAGCTCAAGCACCGTCAAGAATCCGTTTTCGTCAATGGAATGGGTGACCCGATTAATGACCCAGTCTGCCTGGTCGATAATGGGTTTGAATCCGCTCACATTGGCATGCAATTCAGGGTATAAATCCTCTCTGCCGCGTGCCAGGGTAATGGTGAATTCCGCCGCCCCCCGTTGCAACTCACGCCACTTTGCCGCCGCTGCCCGCCTGGCCGCTCTCTCGGTCTTGAAGGTTTTACGCATGACAAAAACGTTACCCTCTGCGCCCTCCATATAATCCCCTTCCTTTTTGCTTGACGCAGGGGTAACAGCTACCGTTTTTTTCTTCCTGCGGCGTTTCACCGTCGTGGGCTTTTTCTTGCCAAAATTCAGATCCAGCCAGTAAGCCTGAACGCCGGTATAGGCGTCTCGGTCTGCGATACGAAAAGAATGCCCGTCGCCCGATACGCGAGTAATCATGACGGCAGGTAGTACGCGGCCACTTTGCGACACCCCCATGCCTGGCACGATAAAAAGTAATCTACCGTTCTTGATGGTCGCAATCGCGCCCAGCATTTCGGCCATGCGGGTTAAAAAACTGATATCTGACTCATTCGTTTGGTCAGCATGGTCAATCTCAATATCTTTTAGTGACGCGCTTACCGCCGGGATAAGGTCATAACGCCCTGCGATGGCCGAGACAACATCACTCACTTTGACGTTATGCCAGCTGTACTCACGTTTGACGTTAAAGCTCTCACGAAAATCAGCACTCCTGGCGGCAATAATCAGCCTGTCTGGCGGCCCTTGATGGGTGATTTCGTCGACCGTAAACACCCCTTTATCAACCAGTGGCTTACCGGCCCAGCCAATCGCCACGGCTATTTTCGCCCCCCTTGACGGCATAACAACCAGCCCGTCACTGTCGTCAATGGTCAGCTCCAGCCTGTCCGCCTCAAAGCCGCGATTATCCGTGAGTGACAACGACATTAACCTTTCATCCAGCGCGGTCAGTACGACGCCGTCAATGGACAGCCGGTGATCGGGCTGCATGGATAAATCTTCATTCAAAATAGTCAGCATAAATCCCCCTGCCAGTATCCTCGCTCGCGCGCATGAGCGCCGTCAGCCGCTAAGCGTTGTCAGCGGCCAGCGACAAACGGCACGACGTGAAAAGAAGCCTGCGCGGGTTGATGATGGTTTGCACGCATCAATCAGAGGCAAGAAAAGCATGGATAATTATCATCACGGCAGTTCGGTCAAGGAAACCACTGACCTGAGCACGCCCATTCGCGACATTGATACCGCCACCCTTGGCGTTATCTGTACGGCGGATGATGCAGACGCTACGACGTTTCCACTCAACACCCCCGTTCTGCTCACTCGGGTACGCGATTACCTCGGCAAATCGGGCAAAACCGGCACGCTTTATACGGTCCTTAAGGCGATTTCTGACCAGTCTAGCCCGAAGGTTGTCGTTGTTCGCGTGGCACAGGCGAAAGGCGACGGGGCCACTACGCAGGACCAATTGACTATCGGCGGCGTAGGCGCGGATGGACGCTATACCGGCCTGTTTGCCTTGCTGACTGCCGAACCTCGCATCGGGGAGCGTCCGCGCATTCTGGCTGCCCCTGGCCTGGACACCAAGCCGGTGGGCCTTCAATTGGCGGTGATCGCCGAGAAGTTGCGGGCATTTACTTATGTCGCCGCCAACGGCTGTAAAACCATTGCCGAAGCTAAGGCCTACCGTGAAGATTTCAGCGAGCGCGAAGTCATGGTGATTTACCCTGACTTTATTGCTTACGACAGCCAGGTCGCGGCAAACGTCGTCGTGCCGTCACCGGCTTATGCGGTCGGGCTGCGCGCCAAAATCGACGCAGACCAGGGTTGGCACAAAGTCCTGTCAAACGTTGCCGTGTCCAACGTTCTGGGTATTTCTGCGGATATCTATTGGACCCTACAGGGCACCGACACGGACGCGGATGACCTCAACAGTAAGGGCATTACTACGCTGATTAAGCGTGACGGCTTTCGCTTCTGGGGTTCACGCACCTGTGACGCCGAGACGTTTATCTTTGAAAGTTACACCCGCACTGCGCAAATCCTCGCCGATACCGTTGCCGAGGCGCATTTTGCCTACATCGATAAAACGCTGACCCCGTCCCTGGCGAAGGACATCGTTGACGGCATCAATCGCAAAGGCTCCGCGCTGGTCACCGCCGGCAGGCTCCTCGGTTTCGCCTGCTGGTATGACAAAGCCGATAATGGGGCGGACACACTGAGCAACGGGAAACTGACCATTCGTTATAAATACACGCCGGTTCCGCCGCTTGAAAATCTGAGTCTTATCCAGGAGTTCACGGACGAATACTTTGCCGTGTTCGACCAACTGGGCTAAGGGGAAACAACCATGTCACTACCAAGTAAACTTTTTGCGTTCAACGTCTTTGTCAACGGTAACAGCTACCTGGGCAAGGCTGAAGAGATCACGACACCCAAACTGTCGCGCAAGACTGAAGACTATCAGGGGGCAGGTATGCCGATGGGTGTCTCGGTTCACCTGGGCTTTGAAACGGGCGCGGCAGACATGGAAATGACGCTAGGCGGCCTTGACCCTCAGCTTATCAAAACCTACGGAAGCACCATTGACGGCGTGCAGCTGCGCTTTGCGGGGTCGTACCTGGACGACTCGACCGGCAACGCTATTCCCTGTGAGATCCAGACGCGCGGACGCGTGCAGGAAATGGACTGGGGCAGCGCCAAATCTGGGGATAACACCTCCCATAAGTACTCGCTGAAAAATACCTACGTGAAAATCACCATTAACGGCGGAGAGGTGTTCGAACTCGATGCCCTGAACATGGTCTGGAACGTGGGCGGCAAGGACATGATGGAGCAGCACCGGGCCAATATCGGACTGTAATTTTCTATTAACTCACCGGCGCAACTGCTGCGCCGGTTTACTGAGAGATAAACCATGCAAAAGACAATCACCCTGGGCTTTCCCGTGGTACGCGGCAAGACCGAAATCAAAGAAGTGACCATTACTGAAGCTATGCAGCAGACCGGCTCTCTGCGCGGCCTGAAACTTTACGACGTCATGACCAGTGATGTGGATTCGCTGATTAAGCTACTGCCGCGCGTCACCAGCCCGTCGCTGACGGAAGTTGAAGTGAGCCAGCTCAACGTGCAGGACCTCTCCCAGCTGGCCGCTGGTATTGCCGATTTTTTGGCACCGCCCTCGGCGTAGAGCGAGACAGCAGCGGGCGAAATCTAATCCGCTGTCCGGCGGTTGATACTGACGAACTTATCGCCGATATCGCCGTCGTTTTTCACTGGCAGCCGTCAACCTACGATGTGATGCCAGTGAGTGAATTTCTGACCTGGCATAAGCGTGCGTTGGCACGAAATGGACAGGAAGAATGACAGAACGTAACCTCAGCATTCGCGTCGCGTTCAGCGCGATCAATAACATCACCCGTCCGGTGAGCGCGGCGCAAAAAAGCGCCGCCTCGCTGGCATCCCAAATCAAATCCACGCAAACCAGCCTGAAAGGCCTTGAACGCCAGGCCAGCAGTTTTGACCGCCTGTCTAAAGCTTCTGAAACCACCGCGCGCCAACTTGCCGAAGCCCGTAAAAAAGCGGACGAACTGCGCACCGCGTTTGGCCCTGCTAAACAGCGCACGGATGAACAGACGGCGGCCCTCAAAAAACAGTCGGATGCCGTCCGGCAACTTTCCCGCGCGCGCAACGAGGAGCAGGCCAAGCTCGGCGCGCTGCGTTCGGCGCTCATGCACAACGGCGTGCTGCTTCGTGGCGGCAGCAGCGCGACGGAGCAAATCAGCCGAAAAACAGCAGAATATAACCGACAACTGGCCGAGCAGCAGCGGCGACTCATCGCCGTCAGCCGTGCGCAGCAGCAGTATCAGCATGCCCGCGAGACCCGCGAGAAGCTGGAAAGCGGCGGCATGCGCGCGGTGGCGACTGGTGCAGCCATTACTGCGCCTGTCATTGGCCTGGTAAAAAGTTACGCAAACTTCGAAGACTCCATGAAGGGCGTTGCCAAACAGGTGAATGGGCTGCGGGATAATGACGGCACCCGGACGGCGCAATTTTATGAGATGCAGCAGGCCATCAAGGCAGCCAGCGAACAGCTCCCGATGCCGAACGGCGCGATTGACTACGCCGCCCTGGTCGAAGGTGGCGCGCGCATGGGTGTGGCAAACAGTGATGACCCGTGGGACAAGCAGAAAAAAGACCTGCTGTCTTTCGCTACCACCGCCGCCATGGCGTCTGTCGCCTTTGAGCTTCCGGCCAGCGAGCTATCCGAAAGTCTGGGCAAAATTGCCGGGCTGTATAAAATCCCGACGCAGAACATTGAACAGCTTGGCGACGTACTAAACTATCTGGATGACAACGCCAAATCAAAGGGTGCGGACATTATTGACGTGCTCCAGCGTATCGGGGGCGACGCTGACAAGCTGGACTACCGCAAGGCCGCCGCACTTGCTTCAACCTTCCTGACGCTGGGTTCCGCGCCTGAAATCGCGGCCAGCGCCACGCACGCCATGGTACGAGAGCTTTCGATTGCGACGCAGCAAAGCAATAACTTTATGGAGGGGCTTAACGCGATCGGACTCAGTGCAGAGAAGGTTCAAAAATCCATGTCTGTCGACGCGATGGGCACCATTCTCACCGTACTGGAGCAGGTGCGAAAACTTCCCGCTTCCGATCAGACTTCTGTGCTGACTCAGATTTTTGGCAAGGAATTTGGCGGCGATGCCGCTAAGCTCCTGAACCAATTGCCCGAGCTGTACCGTCAGTTGCAGTTAGTCAATAGTGAAGCTTCCAAAGGGTCTATTCGCCGTGAGTCTGACATTAACATTGATTCTGTCAGCGCAGAGTTTATGACCACTAAGGCGAGCTTGATTAACTCCTTTAGTAGCCTGGGGGAAACCTTGCGCGGGCCTGCCATAGCGGTCATGAAGTATGCATCGGGCATGATCCAGCGCTTTCGTGCCTGGGCCGAAGCCAATCCGGCGCTTGTTGGGACATTGCTCAAACTGGCGGCCACTGTAGGCGTCGCCATCGCCGTTCTCGGGGCACTTGCCCTGAGCGTTGCCAGCATTCTGCTCCCTATAGCTGCCGTGCGCCTGAGCCTTTCACTCCTGACCGGTGGCCGCGGTTTCGGCGGTCTTTTACCTTCACTCAGCGGGCTGACCGCTCGCCTTGGGCGACTTGCTCCGCTGCTGTCCAGTACAGGGCGCAGCGTTAAAGACTGGGGGCCGCTGTTCCGCTCGGCAGCGACAGCCGCCACTGAGTTTGGCACGCGTATTCTGTCCATCGGTAAAACAGGCCTGAGCGTTGTTTCCCGCATTGGCAGCGCCACAGGCTCGGCACTGAGAATGCTTTTCACAGCACCCGGTGCCGCACTGGCTGCGCTGGGCAATGGCCTGCGCACGCTTGCTACATCAGGTTTTGGCACACTCCTCACCGTGGGGCGCAGCGTGCTGACCGTGCTCGGCGGTGGCCTCTCGCTATTGCTTAGCCCCATATTTCTGCTGGTCGCTGCCCTGGCCGGTGCGGCGCTCATGATCTGGAAATACTGGGAACCGATAAAAACATTCTTCGGGGGATTCTGGACGGGGCTTGTTGGCGACATTGAGCCAGTAAAACAGGCGTTCGCGCCGCTGGCACCCATCTTCGATAGCATAGGTAATGCTATTGGCCGCGTGTGGAACTGGTTTACCCAGCTGTTTGAGCCGGTCAGTACCTCAGCGGAAACCCTGAAAGAGTGCACAGAGGCCGGACGGGTATTCGGTGAGGTTGTTGGCAAGGCCGTATCTGGCGTGGTCGACGTTATCCTTAAAGTCGCCGAGGGGATCGGCTGGCTGCTTAAAAAACTGGGCGCTATTCCTGAAGCGGCCAACGCGGCGAAAGAGGTCGCAAACACCATGGATACCGTTGCGCCGCAGGCTAAAGCGCCGGTTATGTACGTTTGGGACAGCAAGCTTAAAAAGATGATCCCGCAAGCCTGGGAGCCTTCGCCACCCGGTAGCGTCTCGACTACTGGCAATAATGCGCCAAAAGTAGTGCCTGTACCGCCACCAAAACCAGCCCCTGCGCCCGTGTCTCCGGTCCCGTTAGCGCAGCTTAGCGGGCATAACACCACGAAAAAGGGAAAGGGAACCGGCTCGGCTGATGCCGTCAGCGCGGCGGCACGAGACCCAGATAAGCTGGGTGATATCGTCTTTAAAAAACACCCGCCGGTCATGTCGGTTTATGGCGCTTACAATGAACCGAGGATTTCAGCCACACGAAGTCCGGCGCAGTCGATGGGCGACCGAATAGGGTCGGCAGTTCGCGGGATCGCTGGGAAGTTAACCGCATGGCCAACACAGTCATTTCTACCTGGTATTCCGGTTCCCTCGGGGCGCTCGGCACAGTCACAACCGGCTGTGCTCGATAACGCGCTCGAGCCGATAAGTCTGACATTAAATTTCTATGAGAGCGCCAAGCCTGATGCAAAAGAGATCGCGGCAACCGTGCGCCGTGAATTGACTGCACTGCTGCGAGAACGCGATAACCGCAAACGTTCCCAACTCAAAGACAGGGAGTAAAAATTATGATGATGGCCTATGGCATGTTCGTGTTTATGCTCAAAACTGCGCCTTACCAGTCACTGGAGCAAGACACATCCTGGCGGCACGTTAAAAATGATCGCATTGGAAAATCGGCCAGTTGGCAGTATATCGGCACGGGGGAAGACAACATTACGCTCACGGGTACGCTGTATCCCGAAGTGACCGGCGGTGACGTCTCGCTAAGCGTATTGCGCACGATGGCTTACGGTGGGAAGCCGTGGCCTCTCATTGAGGGTACGGGCACGATTTATGGCATGTTCGTGATTGCCAATATTCGGGAGAATAGGACAGAATTCATGAGCGATGGCAAGGCGCAGAAAATTGAATTTACATTGAGCCTGAAAAAGGTCAGCGAAGACATCCGCGAGAAGCTGGCAGGCATTACTGCCGATGATATTCTTTCAATGATCTAACGTCCCAGGTGCCAATAAAAGGGCTGCAGCATAGCTTTAGATGACTGTGCTGCAGCTCCGCTTTTAACTTCATTACGCAGTCCGATACCAGCCCATCAACTTAATATAGCTGTTGGTGATGTTAATGCTGCTGCCGGAACCTAACGCCGCTGTTTTTCCGCTTACGTCATGTCCGTGCGGGCCTAGCACCACGTCGTGCTGGTGATCGTCTGCGGCCTGGATCAGGTCTTCGTTGTTTGGGCTGGCTTTTGACGACCAGCTGCGACGGTCTGAGCTTCCGCCGTCAAGAGCGGTATTGCTCTCTGTAAATTTACCGTCGTGGCCGTGCTTACCGGCGGGGGTGGTTTGTTTTGTTCCCAGGTCAGTAGCCGCCGCCGTACCCGAGACGTCAATCTGCTCGTTCGGCAGATTTCCCCTTGTGAGCGTGACACTGTCCGCGCCGCCCGTGGTAAACACGTCGCTGCCGTCCTGTTTTCCCAGGCGGATCGTTTTGTTTTCGCCCAGGTAAACCCAGGTAGACCAGGGCCATTTCGCGTTCGGGTCAATTTTCTGCTGAAAGAATCGCACAGTCCCTACCGGGTTATCGTCTTCCCAAACGGCGCGGCTTGCGGTTTTTACTGCGTCGCTAATGGCCGCTTTCAAGCTTTCAGAGACGGTGTCGGTGTAGTCGTGCGCCGTATCCTGCGCCTTTTTTATCGCACGGGTTAATTGGGTAGAGAC